TATGATCAACACGCTGACCATTGACGGCGGTGAGGGCGTTGATGATCTGCTGTGCATTGTAATGACATCAGGCGAGGTGCTGCTTTATTCAGGATCGAACCCTGCCAGTGATTTCGCGCTTGTCGGTACATTCCGTATCGCAGAGCCGATCAATGAAAAACGCGCCATTGCCAAGCTGGGCGGCGATGTCATCGTGATGACCAAAGAGGGCTATTTGCCTCTGAGCCAAGTCGTTCGGCAGGACATTGTTGGCAACAAGGCAGCAGCCATTTCAGAGAAGATTCGCGGCACTGTCATCAGCCAGGTCAAAGCCACCGGCACAAACACAGGCTGGCAGATATTTGTCAGCCCAGATGGCGACAAGGTCTATTTTAACTATCCCACTGATGAGCCTGACCCGTTCAACCAGCATGTATTCAACCCGATTATTCGTGCCTGGTGCGTCTTTGAAAACATGCCAGCCCATGTGTGGGGCCAGTTCAACGGCGACACATACTTTGGCAGCGCGTCCGGTGTGGTTTTCAAGGTGGGCGGCGATGCTGATAATGGCGAAAACATTACTGGTGACCTGGCTACGGCCTACAACTATTTTGGCGACAGGGGCGGTGTGAAGCGCTTCAGCAGCGTGCAGCCCATGCTTGAGGGCGAAACAGACGTTGTGTTCAGTTTTGGCGTAGGCGTTGATCAGGCACCAACCACGGCCATTGACGTATCGCCGGTTACTTTTGCGTCAAATTTAGCGGCGTGGGATACAGCCACTTGGGACGACTTTTTCTGGGCAGACACTACTGGCGCTGGCGTAACCAAACGGCGCAAGGCAGTCAACCGCCTTGGATATTCTTGTGCATTGCGGATCAAAGTCGCAACCAGCACGCAAACCATCAGCTTTATTAGCGCCCATTACACATTTGCACCAGGAGGGCCAATCTAATGGCATTTTCCGGCGGCGTATTCTCGCGTCTTTATGACTGGACGACAGACAGGGACAATGGGGTCAAAATCCTTGCCTCGCGCATGGATCAAGAATTTGATGGCATAGCTACTGGCCTGTCTACCTGTATCCTAAAAGACGGCACGCAGACTTGCACAGCGGCAGTGCCTTTTGCTGAAGGCCTCACAATCCCTGATGACAAGACCCTCGTCTTTGGCACCGACAGCGATGTCACAATTCAGTATGACGAGACGACCAACAATGCACTTGAAATCGCGGCCAATGTAGAAGGGGCGGCTCTTGGCGTTGTACTAAAGGCTGACCAAGGTGACGACAACGCTGACCAGTGGAAGGTCAACGTCGCGGATGGTGGCACGCTCAGCATCAACAGCAAGATTAGCGGCAGCTTTGTCTCGCAGCTCACCTTGACCCCTAACGCCACCGCTGCGTCCAGCACAACTGCAATCGCTGGCAACATCACTGTGGGCGGCACGGTTGATGGCCGCGACCTAGCCACTGACGGCTCTAAGCTTGATGGCATTGAGGCGTCGGCTGACGTTACGGACACGGCTAATGTGACGGCCGCTGGTGCATTGATGGACAGCGAGGTCACCAACCTAGCGCAAGTCAAATCCTTTGATTCCGCTGACTATGCAACAGCGGCTCAGGGATCGAAAGCCGACTCAGCTCTGCAGAATGTGTCTGAGGACAGCACCCCGTCGCTTGGCGGCGTTTTGGACACGAATGGCAATAATATTGAGTTTGGTGACAGCACAGGTGCAGAGGTAGAGCGACTAAAGTTTGGTGCTGGTGATGATGTTTCTATGTATTGGGACGGCACTGACGGTCATGTCACTGTGTTAGGAACTTTGAACATCGACGGCGCAGACGGTCACGAGATGGCAACCTTTGCCGATGGTGGCGCAGTCACGCTTTATCATAATGACTCTGCAAAACTGGCCACAACGTCCGCTGGCGTTGACGTTACTGGCACCGTGCAGGGTGATAGCTTCACGCTCGACAACGGATCAAATGATTGGACTGTGACTGTTTCTGGGAACAACTTGCGGTTCAACTACGCGGGTACTGCTAAAATGGAACTCAGCAGTACCGGAGTGTTAACTGTCGTAGGTGACATTGTTTCAGAAGGGACGATTAGCTAATGGCTTTTAAAGTAGGATCAACCACGGTCATTGACACCAACGCTGAAGTTGTTGCGGAGCGCGTTGATATTGACGGCGCTACCGCCGAAACCACTTTTGCCTCTGGTGATTTTGTCCTTGTTTATGACACAAGCGCCGGTGTAATTCGCAAAGGCACCATCCAAAACTCAGCGCTTGTCGGCCCGACTGGGCCAACTGGCCCGGCTGGCTCTGATGGAGCAGCCGGGCCGACCGGGCCGACCGGGTCAACAGGGCCAGCCGGATCAGCAGGCCCAACCGGATCAGCAGGCCCAACTGGGCCGACCGGGCCAGCTGGCAGCAACGGAAGTAACGGAGCAACTGGGCCAACTGGGCCAACCGGGCCAACTGGGCCTTCTGGGCCTACAGCAGGAAACATCAACGGCAATTTGGTTCTCTACGCTGAAGGCTCAAACAATCACCGTGTCGATGTCAGGCAAGGTAACGCAAAATGTTGGATCAACCACAACCAAGGCTCCACTCGCGACAGCTACAATGTGACCAGCAACAACGATGAGGCCACAGGCAAGTTCAACACGAATATCGGCAACAACATGAACAATGCAAACTTTGCCACAACAGCCAGTGACAACACTCAGACTTCAGACCACGCAAATGGAAGGGACGCTGGCAGGTCGTTTCCCAGAGATAGCGGTAGGTTCCGTTATACTGGCTACGCCACAAACGATAATGCTTTCATCGACAGCCCAGCGACACAGGCTCAAATTCAAGTGACGGGCGACCTTGCGTAATGGATTGGTCTCAAACATGGCAAGGAACAAAACTTATCAACCGCATTGATTGGGCAAAGGCAAATTTAAAACCTTTCCGCACAGATTATTGTGTTGTGTATGAAGATGTTGATATGGAGTGTGCCTCTGTGATGCACCCTGACCCTAACTGTATGGCGATGCTAATGCACGGCCATCTGATGCCGCCAGTGGAGGTTTGGCACAAGCTGGCTGAAGATGAAGCGCGTCCCGACTTCACCCAGCACAGTGACTTCCGAGGGCATTTACTTCACGACACAGAACCCATGAGACCGCTGACAGAAGAAGAGGCAGTTGAGTTTCTCATCAAGAAGGACATCCCAGCTTACATTTGGTCGACATGGGATCAGGGCAACAAGCCTAAGATAGTGATTTGTCGTAAAAGCCAGCTTCCAGCGTCACGGGATTGGCGCAACGCTTGGCGTATCGCAGACGATTTAGGAGAAAAAGCAGCATGACAGATCAAGATGTGACAGAGTCCTTTATTGACATTGGCAACGACAGCATTTCGGTAGCAGACGCTACAGTTCCTGCGAACAGAATGTTTCGCAATGCTTGGGTGTTGAACGGCACAGTCATCACAGAGGATGTTGATGCAGCGCGTAATATCTTTAAGGCAAAAGTGCGTGAAGCACGCAAGCCTTTGCTGGAAGCGGAAGACGTGGTTTATATGAAAGCGCTTGAAGCAGACGATAGTGCCGCTAAGACAGCTAGCGCTACAAAAAAGCAAAATCTCCGTGATGCCACTGCAGCATCAGCAATTGCATCAGCCACGACGATTGCCGATTTGAAAGCCGCGTGGAACACCAGCCTTTTGGGCGACAGTCCGTATGCGTAGTCTGTGGCAACTTTGGCCCGCAGCACTGACCTCTGAGCAAGTCAATGCCATTATTGCTGCCGGAGAAGCCCAGCCACCGGTTGATGCAACTGTGTTCACAGGTTCAAAGGAAAACCGAGAGGTTCGCAGTAGCACAGTGCGTTGGCTTTATGACCACAGTGTCCGCGACTTGCTGTGGGAGTATGTCAAACAGGCGAATATCGCCGCCTTTGGTGTGCTAGTTGACAATTATGCTGAGATGCAATTTACCGAGTATCACGCGGTTGAAAATGGTCATTATGACTGGCATCACGACATCAACTGGAACGCAGATGTTAATTCTGACCGCAAGCTGTCAATCACGGTTCAACTCAGCGACCCTGAAGACTACGAGGGCGGCACTTTTGAGTTTGACGAGTGTCAGACTCCTGCTGCTGCAAAGGCCAAGGGTACAATCCTAGTCTTTCCCTCGTACCTACGCCACCGAGTTTCACCGCTAACAAGCGGCACAAGAAAATCTCTGGTTGCTTGGTTTCATGGCCCAAGGTGGAAATAATGGCAAAACCAACAGTCACCTCTGTCAAAGCTGAACTAGATACGCTTTCGGCTGTCAGCCAAGAGCGGTTCATTGAACTGCTGAGCCGCGTCAAACGCTTGGAAACCATCATGGTCGGGTCTGCCGGCACCACCATCGTTCTGCTGCTGGGCGTCCTTCTCAGCGAGTGATCCACGCATTTTTGCTGTTCGTATTTCTCGACGGCAAGCTAGTTTCAAACGACCTCTATTTCAGAAATCTTGACGAGTGCCTGTCCTTCTCTCAGCGCATTGCGCGTCAGGGGAAGACGGTGACGTCGTATTGCTTACCAAAATTTATCGATCCTAAAAAAGTAAGGGTGTACTAATGGACCCAGTTTCCACACTGGCAACCGCTTCGGCGGCTTTTTCTGCATTGAAAAAGGGCTTTGCCATTGGGCCGTGTCCCCCTCTGGCCTAGCTGGAGGGGGGCGCGGCTTCAAGGACGTGATCTTGAAAGTATGGCAAGCGACCTGTCGAGGTGGATGGGTGCGCTTAGTGATCTAGAGCAGGCTCATAAAGAGAGTCAGCATCCCCCAATTTTCAAGCGACTTTTTGCCGGATCAAGTGTCGAGGAGGAAGCTGCAAATGTGTGGGCAGCCAAACGAAAAGCAACCGCGCAACGAGACGAATTACGCCAGTGGGTGCAGCTAACTCTTGGTCAGACGGCTTGGAGCGATTTGGTGGCTGAAGAGGGGCGCATCCGTAAGAGACGCCAGGAGACGCTGTATCGGCAGCGTGAGCGCCGTCGCAAGTTTGTCGAGATCGTGGCGTGGACCATCATGATCGGCGCTGGCTTGGCTGTTCTGACAGCCTTCGTTCTGCTGCTCAAGGCACACACAGCGCAGGCAGCAAATGACCTGACTGTGTGCCGACTTACCAAGTGTATGAAGATCGACAAGGACAC